CGAAGGCGACCGAGAGCGTTTTGAAGTGCGTGTTTGCACGGATGTCCATGGTGGAGGAGACCTTTTTGGACACCTTAAACGCAATAGTAAAACGGCCGTAACGAGGAGGAGGAGCACCCTCAGGAAGAGCGCGTTGAGTGACGCGAGTGGTGGCAGTGAAGAAAGACATTGAGCGTTGTAAAGTTGAATGAAGTAGAAATCAACGAAATAACAAAACATACGAAGCGCGAATATGAAATTAAACCCTGTCGCCAGGGGAAGAGAAAGACCGGACGGCAACGACAGAATGGCGGACAGAGAAGACGATGGTATTAGCGTGGCGGAAGGCGAGATCGCGGAGGCGAGGAATGGCTGCGTACGGCTCGTAAATGTGCGGGATGCCGTGAGCCATAAGGTGCAAACGGAAAGCCTTGGCGCTGGGGATACCTTGAGGGACCGGGGCGCCAATAGCCTTGCAGCATCGTCTAGCGCAATCGACCGGAGCATCGACGATCGTCAGGGGGTTCGCTTTCGCTGGGTCTTGGAAGGAGACCAAGAAATCGTAATTCCAAAGGGAATACGTAAAGTCGAACAGAACCGTGACGTCATGGGGGGACATGCTGGGGTGATGCGCCAGAGCAGCAGATTCCAAGTACGCTCGCTTGGCTTCGGTGACAGCCGGGAATTGCGTCCGGTAAGCAGTGGCATACTCGGAGTACTTTTCGGGGGCCAAGTTCTTAACCGAGTACTTCGCCGCGTGCTTAACCGGATCGTGGTGGGCGTCGTTGTCAGGGCAGATGAAGCGACCGGCAAAGAAGGGAGGGAGGCAGTGATCGAGCTTGACCATTATACCGAGTTCCAGGAGACGACGAGCGACGGCGGTGCAAATGACGAGTAAGGATTTGTAATACTGGTCATCGCCTTTGAGCGCGCATGGACCCCGCTTTTTCTTCGTGAGCTTGAAGGCGTAGGCGGTTGACGTAGCCTCGTGCAGGCAGTTAGCCACAAGCGTGAAGGGATCACCAGACGGGAGGGTCCAAGATTGCTCGTAAGTGATCGCCGAGTCGTTGGCATAGTTGCGCGCATTCACAACGAAGTCCTGACGGAAGAGGTAGTAGAATTCGAGCTCGTCCGGAGTGGCATCGGTGAACATTGCAAGGATCATCAGAAAGGAGATGACATGGTGTTCGCGATGGGTGGAATCCTGGCTAGAAAGATCAATCTGCGTGTTCTCAGGGGAATACAGATCGATAGCCTTGGCACGCTGGGCGAAGTCGGGGTCTGACAAACCAATATCGAGGATCACGTCGTGGTCGACGACCTGAGCGAGAACCGTTTGGAGGGC